GAAGAATTACCTGATATTATTAATGAAGCGTTAGCTAAACAAAATAAGCAACCACTTAACGAAAGTAAAACATTTAATTTTACTAGTACTGATGCTCAATTACCCGGAGATATACGTAACTCATTAATGGCTAAAATGGGTGCTGAATTTGGATTTCAACAACCACAACGTACCGATTTAAAAGTTATTGATAAAGTTGATGAATCAACAGGAGAAAAAGTAAATCCATACTTAAATTTTATCGCTGATGCAGCAGCTAATATGTCACCAATGGATAGATCAGGATTAAGAAATTTAGAATAATAATATGGCTACTCAAACAACACGTGTTAACCCATTAGATTTGCAAGGTAATATTGCAATTGGGGTAGCTTTACCTTTTGACCAGCCAGGTGTTTTTAAAAGTACATATAGTACTGCTGATCAAATTAAATCAAATTTAGTTAATTTAATACTTACAAATAAAGGAGAAAGAATTTTTAATCCTGAATTTGGGGCTAGTATTAAAACAATATTATTTGAAGGAATAACAGAAGATATAGCAAGTACAATAACAGACTTAATTGTATATAGTGTAGAAAGCTTTATGCCTGAAATTTCAGTTAAAAATGTAAATGTAGACATAAATACACCAGACTCAAATACTATTCGAATAACAATAGATTACATAATATTAATATCAGGGAAAGCAGATCAAATAACATTAGAACTTATATAAAATGGCAGATAATAACGTATCATATTTAAATAAAACCTTTAGCGATTTTAAGATTAATCTTATAAATTATGCTAAAACATATTTCCCAACAGTATATAACGACTTCTCAGAAGCTAATCCTGGGAATATGTTTATTGAAATGGCAGCTTATGTTGGTGATGCTATGTCTTTTTATTTAGATACTCAAGTACAAGAGACATTTTTATTATATGCTAAAGAAAAGGTAAATTTATTTGCTTTATCTTATATGCTAGGATATAGACCTAAATTATCATATGCCGCTACTGCTACAGTTGATATATATCAATTATGTCCTGGTTACAACTTAGGAGGATTTAAACCTAACGTAGCAACATATGGAGTAATAATCCCAGAAAATACAACAATATCTACTACTAAAGGTACTAAATTTTTAACAATTAGTAAAGTAGATTTTACTGATTTAAATAATACAGAAATTACATTAGCGGGTAATAATTTTTTCCTTCTTAAAAAATCTGTTAAAGTTATATCAGCAGAAATTAAATCAACAACTTTATCTTTTCCCTCTTCACAAAAATTTTCAACAGCTACTATAGTAGATAATAATATATTACAAATATTAGATGCTACTGATGCTCAAGGAAATAAATGGTATGAAGTTCCTTATTTAGCTCAATCTGCTATATTTGATAAAGTAGATAATCCAAATTATATAAGTGATAATACACCTTACTTATTACAATTAAAAAGAGTACCTCGTCGCTTTGTATCTAGATTTTTAGCAGATGATACTTTGCAACTAGAATTTGGAGCAGGAATGTTTAATAAATCAGATAATACTATACTACCTAACCCAGATAATATTCAACTAGGCTTAGTACCAGGTATATCTACTTTATATGATGGTTTTAATAAAGCTACTCCTTTCTTTGCTCAAGAATATGGTTTAGCTCCTAGTGGTAATATTACAGTAAGATATTTAGTAGGAGGAGGATTAGAATCTAATGTAGAGGCTAATACAATAAATATTATTGATAAATCTAAACTTGCAGGAACCACGGACCAATCTACTAAAGATAGTGTAGTTGCTAATAATCCTATTGTAGCTAGTGGTGGTAGAAGTGGTGATCAAATTGAAGAAATTCGCAATAGTGCTTTAAATGCTTATCAATCACAACTAAGAGCTGTAACTAGAGAAGATTATATGGTTCGTGCTTTATCTTTACCTCCAGATTATGGTAGTATAGCTAAAGTATATGTTACACAAGATTCTGCTCGTGAAATGTTACCAACTCCAACAGTAGCTCCTATTGAAGAAAGAAATCCATTGTCATTAGATATGTATATTTTAGGATATACAATAGATAAAAAATTAACAATAGCTGAAACTGTTTTAAAACAAAATTTAATCACATATATTAACCAATTTAGAATGGTTACAGATGCTATTAATATTAAAGATGCATTCTATATTAATATAGGAGTTAATTTTGATATTACAGTTAAAAGTGGATTTAATAATAATGATATTATAACTAATTGTTTAGCCTCATTGAAAGATTATTTTAATATAGAAAAGTGGAATATTAATCAACCTATTAATCACTCTGATATTGCCTCTCAATTATTGCAAGTAAAAGGAGTACAATCTGTAGCTAAAGTTGAAATAATAAATAAACAGGGAGGTAATTATTCTCAATATGCTTATGATATTAACGGAGCTACTCGTAATGGTAATATATATCCTTCATTAGACCCATCAATATTTGAAGTACGTTATCCTGACACAGATATACAGGGTAGAGTAGTACCATTTGTTATTTAAAAATATAATTTATCCATATTTATATGTAGTAATCATGTAATTATGGCAATTTATAAAATATTTCCAGAAAAGTCCGCAACTCTTTATTCATTTTACCCAACACTTAATACTGGGTTAGATGAAATATTAGAAGTTAGTTGTTACGAAACTATATTAGGTACATATGAAGTATCGCGTCCTCTTATTAAATTTCCTCAATCCGAAATACTTGATATAATTAATAATAAAGTAAGCGGAGCAACATATGATGTTTATTTAAGACTATCACTAGCTAATGCTTCTCAAATACCTTTAGATTATACATTATATTGTCATCCATTAGCAACGGATTGGAATATAGGTACTGGTAGATTATCAAACTCACCTATTACAACTGATGGTACTAGTTGGCAATATAAAGATTATTTAAGTGGAAGTGTATGGTTTGTAACAAGTTCTATTCCAACCGGGACTACAGGATCATATAAGTCAGGTAGTACTGTAGGAGGTGGTTTATGGTATACTAGTTCTACTTATCAATCAACACAATCATTTACTCATAATGATTCATTAGATATTGAATTAAAAGTAACTAATGCTATAGCAGCATGGTCTGGTAGCACAATATCAAATTATGGTTTTATTTTAAAACATAGTAGTTCACTAGAATTCGCTACATCATCTAAATTTGAATTAAAATATTTTTCAGGAAATACTAATACAATCTATCCTCCATGTTTAGAAATAAGATGGAATGATTTTACATATAATACAGGATCATTATCTGTTATAACATCACCTAGTATAGTAGCTACATTAGCTAATAATCAAAGTCAATATCAACAAGATTCAGCTCAACGTTTTAGAATAAATGTAAGAGATAAATTCCCAGCTAGAGCATTTCAAACATCTAGTGTTTATCTTAATAATAAAGCTTTACCTACTGCTTCATATTATTCAATAAAAGATTTGGATACTGAGGAAATTGTCGTAGATTACGACACTACATATACAAAAATTAGTTGTGATTCAACTGGCAACTATTTCAACGTTTATATGAATGGTTTAGAACCAGAACGTTATTATAAAATATTAATTAAAACTACTATTAATGGTAGTACATTAGTATTAGATGATAATTATTACTTTAAAGTTATAAGATAATATGTCACAAATTCCTATAGAAAAACAAGTATTTGATAAGATTTCATTTAGTAGAATAGTTGATACTAATTTTTCTCAACTTATTAGCCCTGAAACTAATGAACCAGCTCCATCATTTAGTTTGGATGATTTTTTCCAAATATATGATCAGCTATTTAATCAAATACCCGATAATGGAGATATTAATTCACATAGATATATTTTAGAAAGAGAAGCTGAACATTTAGGAGTAAGTCTTGATAAAGAAGAAACACAAGCTTTGTTAGATGAAATTACTTCGTTAAGACAACAAGTATTAGATACTCAAACTGCTCTTAATGATTTAGCAACAGCAACAAATACACGTTTATAATGGCAGATAATATAAAAATAGTAGGTAATATTTTAGCAACTAACACTATCCCACGTTATGATGGAAAAGATAGTGCTCTTATTGAGTCTCAAGTTATAGCAGAAAATTTTGGAGGAATAGATGATTATATTGAATATTTTATATATGATGCCTCTAATACTCAATTACAAGGAGATTATAATTATAAAAAATATAAACTCCCATCTAATCAACCATTATCACCTTCAACAACCACACCTCCTAATACAACAGGACAAATTCAAACAACTAATGTAGGAATAACTTCAACTTTATCTAACAATACAGGATCAGTATACCCTATTATTGAAATAGACCCTGTTGCTGATTTACAATTTTATGGATATTCATCAGGAGAATTTATATCTGTTTATAATTTCTTCTCTAATAAAATTTCAAATTCTACAGAAAGATCATTATTAATTAAAGAAATTTCATCTGATAGAACAGAGATAAGATTAATTTCTACTACATTAAATGATGATGAAATTGAAAATACTGTTTTTAATATTATAGATGAAATAAATAATTCTCCATATCATATAGATTATCTATTAAACTATGGAGATAATAAACAGTTTTTAATAGTTAATATAGCTTTAAACAAAATAACTACTGGATACGAGATATTATTAAAATTATATGCTCCATTATCTATAAATATTGGATTACTAGATAGAGTATGGGTTGTAGAAGAAAAGGTTTTACCCTATTCTTTTAATATAAATTTAAATAAACTTATAACACCACCTCCTCCTTTAAAGTTAAAAGGACCTAACTTTGGTGTTGCTATTCCTAATCAAGGAACAGTATCTACAACATATACTAGTTATCTTAATGCTGTAACAGGATTACAATCATTACAAAGTTCATCATTTAATCAAATTATGAACCTAATGAATACCCAAAGTATTCATATAAATGTAAATTATGATGTAAGTGAATCTGCGGATTTTGGTAATTTTGTATTTTTAGGATCATCTTATCAACGTATTTCTAATTTTTATGATAAGGTTAAATTAATTGAAGATTATAATAATGAAATAACTAGATTAACACCATTTGCTGCTAATACATCAAGTATACAAACAACAATCAATACCTATACTTCTAGTATAAGCACACTTATATCTCAGTTTGATGGTTATGAATCTTATCTATACTTTGAATCCAGCTCATATACATGGCCTAAATCAGGTTCTTTAAAACCATATAAACTATTATCAACAGGTTCATCAACATCACTAAGTTGGTACAATAACCAAATAGCATTTGCTGTAGATTATGATGATAATAATGTTGATAATTTAAAATATGCTATTCCTGTATTTTTAAGAGATGATACCGCAAACCAACCTTTTATTACTTTTCTTAATATGGTTGGTCAATATTTTGATAATATTTGGATTTATATTAAAGCAGTAACAGATATTAATTTAGCTAATAA